GGCGCGGATCAATTCGTAGCCAAGACGCAGGCGGTGTTGGATCGTGTCGCCCTTGTTCGTCGTCGTCAACCAGCACACGTGATACCCCGGGATATCGGGAATGTCAGGCAATGCGTCGTTGTAAAGGTGGAGGCGGAACATCTCGAGCCGCTCATCATCCGAGATTGCGCGGTTCTCCGTCGTGTGACGGTCCTGCGCAGCGCGGGGTTGCCGGCTAACTCCAAGTTCCTTTTTTAGGCGATCATCCATACGTTCTTCAGACATTAGCTCTCTCCTTTTCAGCGAGCTGAGTTGCGGTCGTAGTCCTGATACGCCTTCAGTAGGCGCTTGCGAGCAACAGGGTCGTCCCAAGCACCTGCGTCTATCATAGCCTGCTTACGCTCGGGTGTCACTACTACTTCGTTTTTGGTGCTTGGCGGCGCATATTCGCGGCCGCTGCCGGTCGGCGGAGCCTTGCGCTTGGCGGTGCGAGCAGGCGCGTCGTCCCCATCACCAATGCGGTTGGCCACGCGGCGCGTCAGCTCGTGCCAATACTCAGCGGACGCCGGGTCCCAGCCCTCGCGGGCCAGAGCGTTGTCGATCGCCTTGGTGATGGCGCTGTCCTCGTCGCGGCCCGCTGGGTCGTACCACTCGTTGGCTGACAGCCACTGCTGCGCGTAGTTCGTCACGCGCGGGTCAGCGCGCGGTGCGGTCGCCTCCTTGGCGGCAGCCTCGAAACGATTCTTGTACGCGGAAAGCTGCGAGGCGCGCTCCTTGGCCTCGTCGCGGATGCGGAGCGCCGTTGCGGCGTCCTCACCGTTGCCGGCCTCGATCGCGCGGGCCATGATCTGCTCAGCCTGCCGGGCCTCGGCCAGTGCCTGCTGCAAATGCTGCTGCACGCCGGCGGCGTTCTGCGTCAGCGTGTTGCCCTCGACGGCCGACATGCGGCGCATGAGATCGGCGTTCTGCTGACGCAGATAAGCCAACTCGCGATCGGCGCGCTCCTTGGCGGCCTTCTGCAGCTGGCGGCGCTTGATGCGGGTGTCGCGGTTCTTCTTCGTGCGGTCGACGATCTCGTCCTCTGAGTCGTCTTCGGACATGCCCATGCGGGACTCGTCCTCGCCGTCATCATCGTCCTCGTCGGCCCGCCCCTCGGCTTGCTCAGCCTGATCGGCGCCGTCGGTCTCTATCACGACGATTTCGTCGTCGTCCTTCTCGCTTAGTACATCAGCCATGATCGGCTCCTTTCAGCCTTATGGATCAGACGAACGCCTTCATGGCGAGCGGGTCGCCAGTGACTACGCCGATCAGATCCAGATCGTTGAGAATGACGAAGATCACTTCCTGATCGTCGTCAATTTTGACCGTCCACTTGTCACCGCCGTACTTGGGGACGCGGACGAAGTCCCCCGGCGTAGCCCATGAGCCCTCTGGCCACGGCTCTTGCGTGTTGCGGTTCTTGAAGGCCAGATCCCCAACGGACACAACGCGGGCCACCTGCGTGTTCCACGTTTCGGTGTCCTTGGTGTCGCCGGTGAGGATGATGCCGCCCTTCGTCTTCTTCTTGGCCAGACGGATCTGGCACAGCACGCGGCTGCCGAAGGGCTTCACGCCCGGATCGATAGGCGGGAACGCCTCGTCGATGCCGGAATATTCAAACTGCACTTTGTTTAGCACGTAGTCTTGCACGGGTGCTCCTCCGCTCAAGGGGTTAGAGATTAAAGTCTTTTCGCTCTTTCTCCGCGACCATGTCTAGCAACACGGTCTTGGCAAGCTCGAGACCAGCGTAAATGCCGACGACACGCCCGTACTCGAACGTATCGCGGCCTTGAGGCTGCTCCAGCGCATCGCGTGCCAAATCGGCCTGCGATTGCTCCAGACGCTGCAGCAGAACCTCAATTCTCATGCAGGCGTCTTGGGCGAGTTCTTGCCGCCCATTGCGCCCTTGCCGGCACCGGTCTCGACGGCTTCACCCATCGCCAGACGCTTGTGCATCTTGATGCCGTCGTTGCCGACCGGCTTACCCTTAGTGTCCTTCATGTCGGTCTTCTCCTTACGGGTTAATGCCGGTGCCGGTGCTGACGCTGAAGCGCTCGCCCGTCTCGACTTCGAGTTGCGCCAGTTCCATGGCCGTCAGGTTGTCCTGCGTGTTCATCGCCTGACGCACCTGCATCTCAGCCAGCTTGCGCTCTGTCTCCTGCTGCTCGACCTGCTGCGCCAGCGCGACCCGCGCCTGCTCCTGCTGCGCGTCCTGCTGCATGCGGGCCGCATCGATCTGAGCGCGCTGCTGGTCGGCGGCGGCGTCCTGCTGCAGCTTGGCCGCATCGATCTGCGCCTTCTGCTGGGTCTGCGCGGCCGTGAGCTGCAGGCGCTGGGCGTCAATCTGCGCACGCTGCGCGTCACGCTGGGCCTGCGCCTGCAGCTGCGCCTGAGCCAGCTGCACGCTCGGATCGACCGGCGGCTGCGGCGCGAACGACTGCATGACCTGCTGCGCCTGCTGGATGACGGGCGGCAGCGACGCGAACACGCTGCCCGCCGTCTGTGCCACAGTCTGCGAGGCCTCGGCCAGCATGCCGTCGAAGGCGCGCTTGTCGTCGGGGGTCTTCAGCTGCTTGAGCAGGTCGCCCAGATCCACGCCGCCCGTTGCCTCGGTGCCGAGGTCGAACACGCTCGCGGCGTACCACATCGCGATGTGCTCCTTCATGTGGTTCAGGATGGCCGGGATGAAGGCCGGCGCGATGAGCGGGCTCATGCCCAGCGCCGGCGACATCAGGTAGGCGAGGTGCGTCTTGAGGTGGGCAATGTGGTCCTGCTCCGGGAAGGCCACGATCGCGCGGCCCATGGTCGCCGCCACGTTCTCGTTGACGGCGTTCTGCTCCCTCGGCTCCATCGCCGGGTTGAGCAGTTCCTTAGCGTTGGGGATCTTGAGCGTCTCGAGGATGCGCTCCTCGACCTTGCGCTGGTTGTACAGCTGCGGCATCGCGGCCGCGCGCTGCGCCACCGCCTGCACCTGCGCAAAGCGCTGCGCCTCGCTGAAGATGTTCGGGTCGGACACCGGCACCACGTCGAGCGGGCCTTCGAAGTCGGCGCGCGTGGCCAGTTCCTCGCCGATCTCGGCGTCCGTGTCCTCATCGTCGAGGTACATAGCGTTGAGGCGGTGCAGGATCGCCAGCAGCTTGGCCATGGCGTTGTGCAGGCGCGCGTGGATGGCGCTGAACACGACCATGCCCTGCTCGATCTTGGCGAGCGTCGTGCCGACCGGCGCGTTGGGGTTGCCATCGGCCACGTCGTCGATGGTCGTGCGGATGACGCCCTTGCCCGCGTCAACGAGGAAGCCAAGCAACTGGAACAGAACCGCGGACGGTGGGTTGTAGGGCAGCGGCATGATCAGCTTGCGGATGTCGTCCGCAGCCATGCCGCCCTCGATCTCCATCACCTGCGTCGGCTGGATCTCAAGGCTCTGCCCACCCTTGCTGCCGCCCTTGAGCTTGAGCATCGTCTGGCTGTTGCTGATGTGCGCGCTGTCGAGCAGGGCGCGCAGGGCGCCCGTCGACGCTGCCGCCAGACCGCCGACCATGTGCGGCAGGCCGATGGGGTACGCGCCGCGCCACGGCACGAACGGGAACTCGACGAACCACTGCAGCTCTTCCTGCGCTTTGTCGATCTCGTCCCAGTTGCGGTAGATGCTCAGCACCTTGCCGGACGGCTTGTCGATGCTGATGATGTACGGCAGCGCCTCATCGCCCTCAATGGCGGCGATGGTGTAGACTTCGAAGATCGTGCGCAGGCCGTCTTCGTTGTAGGAAGTCTCTTCGCGGCCCTCGATCTTGTTGTTGGCTTTCTCGGCGACACTGTAGTCGGGCTCCATGCTGACCGGCCCGAGGTCAACGTCGCGGTACATGCCGCTCTTGACGCGGCGCTGGTAGTCCACGGCCGTCAGGTACTGCACGTGCGTCTTGCGCTGCGCCGTGTAGAAGTTGGTTGCAGCAAACGGCAGGTGCAGGTCGTCGATCGCGACGAACAGGAAGTCGGGGCGGTTGCGCGCCTCGTTCCACGTCACCTTCATGTACTGCGCGCCGCCCAGCGGCACCTGCGTGAGCAACTGCTCCAGCTCGGCGCGGAACTCGCTGGACTGCACGGTCAACTGCCAGTTCATGAAGGCCGTCTTGCGCTTGGCCTTCTTGACCTTGGCGCCGTCCGGCTCGCCGGGGATGAAGTCTTTGACGGGGCCCTGCGGCGGGAACAGCTCTTTGATGGCGCGCGAGGCGAAGTCGACGCACGCCTCGGTCAGCATCGGGTGCACCACCTTGGTGGCGCCATTGAACAGCGCGCCGCCGGGCGCGTCGTCGCCCAGACCGGTGCGGCGCAGGCCTTCCTCGTACTGCTCGTCCCGTTTCTTGCGCGCTTCCTTGTCTTTGCTGATCAGGTCGAGGTACGTCTGCGCCAGCGACTGAAGCTCGCTCTCGGGCATCTCCTCGGCCAAGTTGGCGAGGAAGTCGTCGGAGCGGGGCTCCATGTCGTCATCGTCGTCCAGTCGGACGATGGCGCCGCCGTCGGGCGTGTCGATCACGTCCTCCTCGTCGGCCTCGCCCAGATCAACCATTTCGGTTTCGGGCAGATCGTCATCGTCTTCCATGCCCGCTCCTTAAACAGCGTACGGATTGCTAACCGGTTTGGGCGGGGGCCCAGACGGCTCGTCTTTTTTGGCTTGTACCGCATCCAGTAGGCGCTTGTCCATCATCAGGCGCAAGGCTTGGCTGGTGCTGTCCACGTAGTCGTCGTGCTTGATGCTGCCGGGGCCCGTGTACGAGCACAGCTGGTGCAGCAGCGGGTCAACCCAGTTACGCGGTCGGCCCGGGTGCTTGGCGCTCTCGGGCAGCCAGACCATTTTGCGTGCGAAGATCGGCGAGACGATGTGCAGGCGGGTCAGCTTGTCGGCGCGGCCGGGGTTGTAGGCGTACGCCTCGATGCCCTCGCGCTCGAGCATCTGGCGCAGCGAGATGCCGCTGCCCTTGTCCTCGATCAGCAGGATGTCGGGCTTGCGCCCCGACGTCAACGGCTTGCTGCTGCCGAACAGCGGCTTGATCACGGCCGTGTCGTCGTCGTCGCCGTAGCTGACGTTCAGCTCCTTCTTCACCTTGCGGATCAGGTCGGGCAGGCCGAGGTGCTCCTCCCAGCAGTCCAACAGCATGACGTTGTTGCGCTTCTCGTGGAAGAACACACCCCACACGCTGCACGCCGTCGGGTCGGGGTCGCCGCTGCGCTTGTCCATGGTCTTCTCGGTGAACGCCGTGTCGAGCGACATGACCACGAGGTCGAAGCGCGGCAGCGGCTTGTCGTGCGCCCACAGCCTGAACTGGCTGCGCTTGACGATGCCGCTCTCTTCCGGGTCGATCAGCTCGCCGTACAGCTCTTGACGGCCCAGCGTCGTGCCCTCGTATTGGGCGAGCTGATCAAAGAAGCTGTCGGGCAGGTTCGCCTTGTTGTCGTACGTCGAGCCGGTGACGATCACGCGCCCCGGCTTCTTGGCCACGAGCTTGCGCACCAGCTCCTTGGGCTTGGGCGTCGTCGTCCACAGCGCCTGCGGGTGCTGGCCGAGGCGCAGGCCCATCATGGCCATGTCCCAGACGTCGTCGTATATCCACGCCGCCAGCTCATCCGCCCAAATGCGAGTATGCTGCGGGCCGCGCAGCCGCTCGGGCTTCTCGGCGGTGAAGCCGCGGATCGACGACACGCCGCCGGCGACGTTGTACATCTCGATGACGAGATCCGACTTGTTGTAGGCCTTGACCAGCTCGGGCGGGATGACGGACAGCAGGCCGGACTCGCCCTCGAAGCAGGTGAACTTGACGTCCTGATAGGTCGGCGCGATGACCGCGCTGTCGAAGCCGGCGCCGTCAAGGTATGTGGCGCGGCCCAGCCACTCGGCGCCCACGCGCGTCTTGCCGAAGCCGCGACCGGCGAGGTAGCCCATCTCGACGAAGCCGGGCGGCGACACGAGCTCGGGGATCTGGTTCGGGCGCGCCGTGTTGGCCCACTGGTGCTGCCACAGGGCGAACGCCTGCTGCTGCGCGTTCAGCGTCGGGATGATGGCGGCTGTGCTCACTGGCCTCTAGGATAAGGCCGGAGCGCCGGTTCGGCAAGTGGCCCCCGGCGCTGGGCCGGGGGCGGTGGGGTCAGGCGTACTGGTTGCGGATCAAGTAGCTCACCAGCTCAACCCGGCTGCCTTCGCGGTACTTGCCGCCGGTCGGCCACACGTAGAACACGGTCTTGCCGTCGCGGGTCAGCTCGCCGATCTGCTCTTCGGCTTCCTCTTCGCGCTTGGCGAGGCGGAGGAAGGTGGCGTATTCGCGGTCTTCACGGCTGTCGACGCGGGTGTCGAGGATGGCTTCAAAGGACTTGCGAGCGGTCATTGGGTGTCTCCTGTCTGGCGGGGCAGCGCCCCTCGGTTGGTGACACCAGCTATAGGGCCACCGGCCCATGCTGTCAACATTACAAATGCGTAATGCTCAGCCCTTTGCCTTGTCGGCCGCCTGCTGCAGCAGCGCCTCGGTCAGCTCGCGCATGGCGTCGGGCGTGGCGCCCACCGCCTCGGTTTTGATCGCGCCGCCGTCCGCACCGGCGATGCGCTGCTCCTTCGTCTCGCGCCAGTCCTTCGGAAAGCGCGCCGACATGCTGCGGCTGTACAGCTGCGCGTTGAAGCGGTCGGCCGTCAAGCCCAGCCGGCCCTGCCGCTCCCACCACGCTTGGCTGAGCTCGCGCGCACGCGCGAAGGCTGCGGCGAACTCTGGCTGCGCCTCTACCCACTTCTCCTCCAGCGTCTCGCGATGCACACCGATCTCAGCCGCCATCTCGACGATGGACATGCCCTCGCGGCCCATCTCGATCACGCGCTCGCAGTACTCCGGCAGGTACTTGCTCGGCGCGCCGCCAATGCCCTTGCGGCTCTTCTTCACAGGCTCTTCGCTCATGCCCACATCCTACCACATAGCCCTACGCGCCGCCAGCCCAACGCGACGCGCCGATGACGCGCCCCTGCCACCCATCCGCCGTGGCGGCGAGCAGCTGCTCCTCTGGCGTCATGTTGCGCAGGGCGATGCCATGCCGGAACGCCGATCTGGCCAGCGCCGCCAGCAGGTCCCGCGAGCCGCGCACAGCCATGCGGCGGTACTCGAGCTCTGCGTTGCGAGTATCCATCTCGCGGGGCTCCCGGGGCGCCTTGATCGGCGGCGGCGCACTGACACCCACTGGCTTCTTGCGGCTGCGCTTCGGTTTCGTCTCTGTCGTCATGTGATGTGCTCCATCAACAGTGCGGTTGTACCCTACAGCACCGCACCGCGCACCGTCAACACCGCGCACCACTGCACCACGACGCACCGCGGTGCGCGAGCGTGTCGCAGTAAGGTCTCGAGTCAGCACACCGCACCGCCAAAAATTACACCACACCACCACCACGGCTCTGCACCACGAGGGGTACCCCCTAAAGGGGGTATCCCCCACCGTGGTGCGTCCTGAGCCTGCCGCACCACTGCACCACCATGCACCACGGTGCATGGTGGTGCGTGGTGACAACCGTAGTGTTGACCCTCCCTCGTTACACAATTTTAATGCAGCGACACTCAACTTTGCTGTTGACTGCTGGGTCTGTGGCCCGTACAAGGGGGCATCAGCAACGACCAACCGGAGACACCCAATGACCATCACCAAGCTTCACACTTCCTGCCCCGCCGCTGGCTTCGCCACTTTCAGCGACGGCAAGTCCTACGACTGGGGGATCAGCGGTTATGACGGCAGCATCATCTTCCACACTGACCGTGGCCCGAAGGGCTATCGCACGTCGCTGTCGTTCCGCTCAGCCAAGCGCGCCGCCGCCCTCATCGCCGCCCTCAACGCCTGATCAGCAACCGGGGGCGGCCACCGCGCCGCCCCACCCAACCGGAGACACCCAATGACCAAGACCAACCGCGCCGCCATTATCGCCCACGTTGACGCCGAGCGCGTCCGCATCGCCCGTAACGGTGAGGTGCACGCTTACGGCGTCCTGCCCAACACCAACCAGACCGGCTGGTACTTCGCGGGATGGGCCGACGCCATCCTCGACGCCATTGCCGAGCGCGCCGTCTGACACCACACCAACAGGAGACACTGACATGATCCTCGCAGCAGAATACACCAACGGCAGCAAGACCCGCCCCGCCAAGCTCGACATCGTTGAGATCGTCGGCGGCGAGCGCGTCAACCGCCGCACCCCCTTCAGCGTCTCTGGCAAGCGCGAGGCGCGCGACATCGCCAAGGCGCTGGGCGCCACCCCTTGGAACTTTTGAGAGGAGCACACCAACATGATCCTCCCCACCCTTAACAGCAACGGCAGCAGCGCGCACGACCTGATCCAGCCGCGCCGCGAGGCCTACGACCTCCTGCAGGCCGCCATCAAGGCGCTGCAGCGGGTGGCGCCCAACGGCCGGGACTACGCCCACAACGACCAGTGCGTGGCCGATCGGGACGCGCACTACACCCGCCTCAAGGCGATCCACACCATCGCGGCCGAGCTTGTCGCCGAAGCCGTCGCCATAAAGGAGCAGATTTAATGAGCACCATGGACGACTACACCGCAACTGGCCTCGCCGAGGGCTTCATCGAGGCCGACGATGAGCAGCAGATCATCGACGCATGGCAGCACCTGCACGACAGCGGGCTGGCCTACCGGCTGCAGGGCTGGTTCGGCCGCACCGCGCAGGATCTCATCGCGCAGGGGGTGATCAGCGAATGAGCGCGCAGCACACACCGGGGGCGCGATATGCTGACATGCTCGCCATGCTGCAGGAGGTCGCCGACTACCTTGACCGCTACGCCGACGTGATCGACGGCGACGACGGCCAGCCCGAGGCGAACGAGGCGCTGCGCCTGTTGACGGCGGTCACCGACGTGATCGCCGCTGCGAAATAACTGTTGACAGCACGGGCCGCAGGCCCTAGTCTACACATATCAGCAACGGGGCGCTGCCCCACGACACGGAGACCCAGCATGCAGATCGTCATCAACACCGACTACGACCTGACCCCCGCCGGTAAGCGCGCCGCCCGCGTCGTGCAGACCTCGCGCGGTGGCCGCCAGCTCCGCTGGTACGTCGGCGGTCGGCTGTACTGGAAGGGCGCTCCGTCTGAGCACACTTCCGAGTGGCTCGCAGGCGAGGGCGCCGCCCACCACCTGCCGCAACCGTGGTCGGCGCTCTGACAGCGCCGCCACTCAACAGGGAGACCGACAACATGAGCCTCGAACAGGTACGATCACTGCTCCGCGCCGCACTTCTTCAATTGGACAACGCCACGGGCACAACAGGTCTTGACCGACCCGCATGGCGTATCGCAGACGCGGGGCTGCTACTCCGCGAGTTCTGCGAAAGTCGTGGCATCACAGGCATTGGCATTGACGAGCCCACCGGACGCGGAGCCACACTGCCTAACCAACAAGGAGACGACCTATGACCGTCAATCGCAGCAACGACCTCAAAATACTACTGCACGCACTGAGCGCCGCTCAGCGCGTGGTCGAGGGACTCGATATTGACTTGCGCGATTTGCGCCGCAACCTTGAAGACGCCACGCGCATCCCCGCGGACGACTTCTGCCCCCACGTCCTTGTTAGCGACGCTGACCAATTGCAGATATCTGCTGATAAGGCGTTTTCGCGTACGCAGCACCTGATCGGACTTCTCGTCTCGATAAGCCGGACGTGATCAACGAATAGCCACTCAACCAACCGGGGCACTGCCCCACGTCACGGAGACGACCAATGTTCACCCACGACAACACCGACTATGCGTATACCACCGATGAGCTCGCTACGCTGAACGAGGCGCTTGCCGCCCGCATTGCGGACGGCGAGCAGGTCAAGGGCGCCGCTGACGCCATCAACAACCTGTGGTTCGACGGCGCAACCGTCGCCGACTTGATCTAAGGGGTACGCACCATGACCAGCCGCCGCGCCGTCATCCACAACCGACGCTTCTACTGGCAGTATGACGACGGGCGCCGTGCGCCTGTGCAGGTCACGGAGCGGCTGCTGGCGCAGGTGCGCCAGTCGTCGCATCAGGTGCAGGTACAGGCCAAGGCTGCGCAGCGCGCCGTGGAGGAGGTCGACGCCCCGCCGCGTCGCACCAACCACCCGCCCCGGCCGCCCGGCACCGCGCCGACGCTGCCGGCGGTCGGCCGTGACATCGGCGACAAGACGCTTGGCGAGCTGGCGTTCGACCACGGCTACGGCAGCGTCTATCGCTTTAGTGAGGCGCTGCGCAAACACCGCCGCGCCATCTATGACGCCGCCCGCGCCAACGGCCGGGCGCGGGGCCGCGCCAACCTGATGACGCCAACGCCGTGACGCTATCGTGGGCAGTCCTTTTCGCACACGCACAGCCACGCCGAGTTGTGCGCCTCGACGGCCTTCACCGTCTCGGCGGTGTCGGCTCTGCTGTCATAACCGATAGGCTTGGCGATGCGGCAGTAGTCACTGACCACCAGCGGCGCGGTCGAACCGCTTACGCAGGCGCTCGTCGCGCACAGGATCGGCAGTAGCCACAGCCGCTTCAGCTTGATCAACACGGGCCTCGACCTCCTCGATGGCGTCCAGCGCGGCCTCCTTGCGCCCCTGCTCGATGAGCGCGCGCTGTTTCCACCACGTCAATATGGTAGCGAGCACGCTCAGCAGGGACGCGAAGAGCTTCACGCTGTCAGTCCTTGTGCTCAGCCATCACGACGGCGGCGAGACCGGCAACGGCCATGACCACCGCGGAGATGGCCTGATACAGCGGCTCGGCGATGCCGACAGCCGCGGCCAGACCGGCGAAGCCGGCGTAGGTGCTCGGCTCGCGCAAACGCTTCAAAACGAAATCAACCATAGTCAGTCCTCCTCAGTGAAAATCAGCCCTCGCCCGATGTCTCTGGCGCAGCGGCGGCAGCCCACGGTGCCTGCAGGGCCCACGCCACGCCCTTCGGCCAGCGCAGCGCGATGAGCCTGTCTCGCTTAAACCGGCGCACATTGACAGCGTCGCCTTGATTGCCGCCCAATATGTTCAGCGAGCCGTCGCGGTTGACGCTGTCGACGAAGCCAACGTGGCCGCCGCCCTTGCGCTCGAACACGGCGACGGCGCCCAGCGGCGGCCGCGTGGCGACCATCGACAGCCCCTCACCCCACGTCGCCCACGCCTTGGCGCGGATGGCGATGGGCGGCGGCTTCAGGCCGGCCTGCGTGACGCAGTGCGCCGCGAACAGCCCGCACCACGGCACACTGTCGGCACCGTAGGCGATGCCCAGCACGCGCGCGCCGAGGCGGTTGCCCCAGCTCATGATGACGGGGTTGTTGCCGGCTCCGGGCACCTCACGGGTGCCGATCAGGCTGTGCGCCTCAGTCATCCACCGCAATGTTCGTCTCCCTGCTGCGTCGCAGCGCGTCATTATACTCTTTCTCGCGCTTGGCGACAATCGCGGCGAACTGGGTGTAGACGTTCTCGACGGCGCGGCTCAGGGCGATGTCGCGCGTCTCTATCGCGACGTGCAGATCCTCGAGTGCCTGACGTACCTCACTGTTTTTGTGTTCCGCCTTCACGCTGTCGTCTCCTGCTCGGCTAGATATTCCGCGTGATCGTCAACGACGACCTGCCCGCGCCACATCGCGCGACCCTCGATCACCTCGCAGATCTCCGGCGGCAGCAGCCGCCCGTCCTTGAAGGTGAGCACGGCGAAGCCGGCGCAGGCCGGGCTATAGCCGTTCTCGGCATACTCGAACTGCGGCCCGGTGGGCTCGGCCAGCGTGCCGGTCTGCACACCCCAGCGGCGGCCGCGATAGTCGCCCCAAGGCTTGACCTCGAGGACGTGCGTGTGGCCCGTGACCATGCTGACGCCGCTCTTCAGCGCGTTGTTGTAGGCGGCGTGCACGCCGTTCGCCTGCCGGTGCTTGACCATGACCGGGTGGCGGCTCTTGCGGTTGAGCCAGCACGACCACGTCAACTCCCACTCGGGGAAGTGATCCGCGAGGCGCAGGCCGGGCAGCCCCTCGTACTGGTGCACCTGCGTGGCGAGGCGGCGCTCGAAATTGGTTTCGTGGTTGCCGACCGTGTAGATCGACCGCACGCCCGTGCGCGCCGGTTTGGCCGCCATGCGCCAGCGGTGCATAGCGTCACTGACACAGTCCAGCTCCTCTTTGACCGTCGGTCGGCGCTGCCAGCCGAACGGATCGTGGCGGTTGGTGCTCGCGCCGTCCATCCAGTCGCCGTTGGCGATGAGCATGCGCACGCTCTGGCCAAGGTCGGCGGTCACCCCGAGCAGCGCCTTCATGGCGGTGGTGTCGGGCCCCGGCCAGATGTGCGCGTCGGATCCGACGACGACGATGCCGTCGCTGACATCGCAGTTTATTACTTTTTTGTAAGTCGATTGGCTGATGGGCGACGTGGACGCCCTGACGGTGGGCAACTCTATGCCCTTCGCCGCCAACGTGTTGCGCCGGGAATAGATGTTGCGCTCAGATGTGCCAAGCTCTCGGGCCACGGCGGCCGGGGAGAAGTTGCAGCGTTCCCAAGCCTCTATCAGAACGTCGTCGGGGATCGTGTCTTTGCGCGCGGCCATAAGAGCCCTTCTTGCGAAACGGCGTGCTGCTCTCCCCCTAGCACGGAAAATGTTTTTTACGCAACGACATGAGCGCGCACACAAAACGCTTGACGGAGGCGGCCCAGAGGCCCCATGCGTAGGGCCGCTGACCACAGCCAAGGAGAGATTTAGTGACAGTACCTATGACACCAGAGGAAGTGAACTTCGCGCGCCTTCGACTAGGCATGACCCTGCGCGAACTGGCCGAGGCCCTGCGCATGGGCACGGACGGGCGCCGCGCCGTGCGGCGTTGGGAAACGGGCGACCGGCCGATCAGCGGCCCCGCGTCCGTTGCGATTGAGGCGATGTTGGGCGGCTGGCGCCCGGCGCATATCATTGAAGCTGGAGAATTGGCATGACGACATTCGACGACACGCGCCTCGAGTGGCGCAAGATCCCATTGCGCGATGTGCTGCCGCCCGGTGAGGTGCGTTACCACCTCGGTCGTGCGGGTTACGTCACGCTGGGTGACCTGCTCAACGCGACCGAGGAAGAGCTGGCGGCCAACGTCTACAGCGTCGGCCCTATCCGCGCCCGCAACCTGCGTCGCAGCGCCCTCGCCGCCGCCAAGGCGGCAACGCCGCAAGCGCCCCCGGCCGGTGAGACCGCCCTAATCGCGCCCGACTGGCCCGGCCCAGTTGAGATACGCTGGTTCGGGCCCGAGATGCTCGTCGCCGCGGTGGCGCTGGCCGGCGTTTTCTTGATCGGCCTGTCGCTGGGCTTCGGGCTGCTGCGCCTGTAAAAAAGTGCTTGACGGGTAGGGCCTGTGGCCCGTATAGATACGCCATCAGCAACGGGGCACTGCCCCACACGCAGGAGCGGCACCATGGACTACTACAACATCGACGCCGAGAAGGCCCGCCAGAGCTACAAGCGCCTGAAGGGCGGGCAGGTGCGCATCGTGCACCGCCACCTGCTCAAGGCGGTGGATCGGTACATGACTGCGTGCCTCATCGATGACGATGACGACGGCGTCAACGTGCTGGCTTTGCGTCAGCTGTCGGCGATTTACGCCCTCGTCGCTGTCAAACGCGAGCTGCAGGCTGCAGGTTACTAAGGAGCACACGACATGATTTTCGACATTGAACATGATCTGGTCGATCAGGGCGGCGTGGACGTAGTCGAGTACTACGTCACCGCCGAGGATACCGACACCGGGCGCGTCCTGCGCCATGCCATGGCGTTCCGCAGCCACGAACTGCTGCTCGACCCCGACACGGGCGACGCTGAGATCGTCGAGCGGCCGGCAGGCGAGGCCGAGAGCGAAGTGCAGGCGCTGCTCGCCGCCGTCCGCAAGCGTGGCGCAATCAACACTGCATGGTGGTACGAACTGGTACCGGGAGAAATCGCATGAAGGCAGTCATCCCAGAGGGCCTGACCATCGGGGAACTGGTGGACGAGGTCATCAACAATGCGGCCGTAAACGAGCGGAAGTTGGCTGTGAGCTACATTCGCAATGTGGCGACAGAGCTACCGGATTGGCAGCAATTCCCGCCCAATTTGGTCGGCCTAGTCACCGACCTGCTGCTCGACATTTCCGATGAGATTGAGGCGTGTGAACATTTTAGCGACGGGGAGACAATGCAATGAGCCTGAACCCAAATGACATCCTGCGCGAGGCAGCCGCCGTGTTCGCCGAGCACGACAGGCATGATCGCGAACTGCAGCGCCTTGACGCCGAACTGCGGCAACTGTGCAGCCAGTTTGGCGAGGCGACACGCCGCTTTGGCTACGCCCCAATCCACCTACGCCGCGCCGTTGAGGCGCGCTACGGCGAAATCGCGGCCTGACTTTTTTGTAAGGTGACGGGGCGCTTGCATCAACCGCTCGGTTGTTGCAAGTTGCCTGCCCGTCCGAGGAGCACACTCATGTCAGCCCCACTGCGCCGCGCCGTCGAGTACGCCGGCGGCGTTACCCAGCTTGCCCGCACTCTTGGCGTCAGTCAGCAGGCAGTACACAAGTGGCTGCGGCGCGGCTGGGTGTCGCCTGAACGTGCCGCGGAGTTGTGCGGCCTTTACGGCATCCCCGCGGCTGAACTGTTGCGTCCCGAACTGCGCCGCCTGCTGGCCATCACGGACAGTGCCGCAGCCAATGTCGATTTGATCTGAGCGAGGGGGCGGTGGCAAACGTGCAACGCATTACACCCGAAGTACGGGACATCCACGTCCCGGCGCCCCTGCGCGACCTTCCGATCTTCCTCTGCTGGCGGCTGGAGCCGCAGTACGAGGGTGATCCCAAGCCTCTGAAGACGCCGTACTACCCCAACGGGGGTAAGCGCTACGGGACGCAAGGCAGCCCAGAGGATCGCTCTAAGTTGACGACGTACGCGCTGGCCAAGGCGCAGGCCGCCAAGCGCGGCATGACCGGTGTCGGCATCGCCCTGCTCGAGGGATATGACATCGTGGCAGTGGACGTGGACAACTGCGTGCACGACGGCAAGGTGCCGACTGAAATCCTCGACGCCGTCGGCATGACCTACGCCGAATATAGCCCCAGCGGTCGCGGCGTACGCGCCCTGCTGCGCGGCAACGTGGGCAACCACAAGTCGCTGACGACGGCTACCGACTACGGCTTTGAGGTCTTCAGCACGACCGGCTACGTGACGCTGACGGGCAACATGCTCGACCACGTCGACCTTGTCGGCGTTGAGGACACGCTGGCGCGCGTCTCGCCGGCGCTTGAGGCGCTCTGCGAGCGCCGCTTCGGGGTGCGCAAGGCGGAGGGCGGTTCTCAGGACGCCGTGCTCGACTTCTTTGGCGGCACGCTGCCGCCGCTGGGCCTGACCGTTGATCGCATGGAGGAGCTGCTCGGCAAGCTCGACCCGGACATGGGCCGCGAAGAGTGGATCCGCGTCGGCATGGCCCTGCACCACGAGACACAGGGCGACGACACTGGCTTCGAGCTCTGGGACGAGTGGTCTGCCGGCGGCAGCACGTACCCCAGTACCGAGGCGCTGCGTGGCCAGTGGGAGAGCTTTACGCGCCGCGATGGCAGCGGTCGCGCGCAGGTGACCATGGCCAGCGTGATGAAGATGGCGAAGGCGACCGGTGACCGGCCGGCGGAAAAGATAAACGTCGAAGAGCTTTCGCGCGTTGCCGCAGAGGCCACCGCGTCTACCGCGCCTTACGACGGACGCTTCCCGGTCATTAGCGCAGGTGAGCTGGCGCGGCGCAAGCCGGTCAACTGGCTGATCAAGGGTGTGCTGCCGCAGGCGGATCTGGTCGTGCTGTTTGGCGCGAGCGGCAGCGGCAAAAGTTTTGTCGGCATCGATCTGATGGCATCGATTGCCCGCGGCGTGGCGTGGCGCGAGCGGCGCGTGAAGAGGGGCCGGGCCGTTATCATCGCCGCAGAAGGCGGAGGCGGCATGGGCAAGCGCATTGAGGCGTACTGCCGCCACCACAACATCGACGCGGACGACCTCGATATCGGCATCATCACCGCGCCGCCTGATTTCATGCAGAGCGACAACATCACTGATCTGGTGCGCGCCATCAGCGCGAGCGGCGGTGCCGACGTGATCATGGTCGACACGTTTGCGCAGGTGACCCCCGGGGCGAACGAAAACGCCGGCGAAGATATGGGCAGGGCACTGGCCAACGCCCGCGCTCTGAGCAACGCCACAGGCGCTGTGGTCGTGCTGGTGCACCACGCCGGCAAGGACACGAGCAAGGGCAGCCGCGGCTGGTCGGGCATCAAGGCCGCCGCGGATGCCGAGATCGAGGTGATACGCCACGAGGACAGTCCGGTGCGCGAGATACGCATCAGCAAGATGAAAGATGGCGATGACGGCTTGCACTGGGCATTCCGCCTCGAGGTGCTCGACGTCGGTGTGGACGATGATGGCGACACCATCACAAGCTGCGTGGCTGTCGAAGCCGAGATGCCGCCGGCTGAGATCAAAAGTAATAACAATCGTAAGTACGGCCGGGTGGAAACGCACGTCATAGAGATGATCAGCGAGCACGTCGATCCGCTTGCGCCAGACGCGGACATGGAAGAGGTCATCCGCTTCTGCGTCGACGGCATGCCCAAGCCCGAGCCCGGCACCCGCGACGTGCGCAAGCAGCACGTGCAGCGTGCCTTGCAGTCGCTGTGCAAGGGCAACGATGCGCCGATTGCGATTGAGCACGGGAAGGTGATATTTTTGTCACCCAACTAAATAGCGCTTGCAATGCTGGGCCAGAGACCCTACATACCGATAGACCGAAGCAGAGGAGACTACGACCGTGAACGACCGAAGCTACTACCGCACACTGCCACTCCGGGCGCTGATCGAGGCGGCCCGCGACAGCGGCGACGAGCTGGCCATCGCGTTGGCAGAACGCCTTGACGACCTCGAGCACGAGCTCGAAGAAGGCGCGCGCAAGGACTTGAAGGCGCTGTCTGAGGCGTACGACGACGTCTGTCGCGAACTGAGCGACTGCCGCGAAGAGCTTGACCAACACATTTACGAGGGCTGATCACATGAGCTACAACGTCACCATCACCGCGCAGAGCCTCGAAGAGCTGGCCGACAAGGCACTGGCTCTGGGCGGCCGCCTGACGCTGGCATCGACCCGTCAGACTGTCACTGCCGCGCAAACTGTCGAAGTGGCTAAGCAGTCCACACCGGTGTCGGCGGTCTACACGCCGCCGGCCGAGATCGCCGAGGTCAACCCCGTCGCGCTGGAGATCCCCGACTACGACACCGTTGTCGGCCCCGCCGTGCTGGCGCTGGCCGGCAAGAACAGGGCCGCCGCGCAAGCCATCCTGCGCTCGTACAAGGCCGCTAAGGCCTCGGACGTTGACCCCACCAAGTGGGCCGAACTGGTCGACAAGATGAACGCTGCGAGGCTCGCGTGAGCGGCTATCACGCCAAGCTGTCGCCGTCGGGCGCGCACCGCTGGATGCACTGCCCCGGCAGCGCTGCGCTCGAGGCGCAGTACCCGGGCGACACAGCCGGCCCGCACGCCGCCGAGGGCACGCTGGCGCATCTGCTGGCGAGTGAGTGCCTCGACGGCACCGGCCAGCATCCGTTTGCGCGCATCGGCGAGACGCACGAGATCGACGGCTTTACCTTCACCGTCGATCAGATCATGGCCGACTACGTCGACGACTACATCCGCCTCGTGCGCGACTACGGCAAGCGCGGCATGCTGCTGGTTGAGCAGCGCGTTCCCATCGGCCACATGACCGGTGAGGAGGGCGCGACCGGCACCAGCGACGCAATTGTTGTAGATACAACAAATCGCGTGCTGTTCGTCGTCGACCTCAAATACGGCATGGGCGTGCGCGTTGACGCCGGCAACAACGAGCAGCTGATGATGTACGCCCTCGGCGCCCTTGAGCACTGCGCCGAGGTCAGCGACTTCGACGAGATCTGCATGGTGATCCACCAGCCGCGCCTCAACCACGTCTCCGAACACTGGCTGTACGTCAACGACCTGCTGGCGTTCAAGGCAGAGGTCGAGCGCGCCGCAGCCGAGACGCGCCAACCCGACGCGCGCCTCGAGCCGGGCGAGAAGCCGTGCAGGTTCTGCAAGGCCAAGCATGACTGCCCGGCGCTGAAGGCGCTGGTTGAGGAGACCGTCGACCACATCGCCCCGGGCGTGTCGGCAGACGACTTCGCCGATCTGGGCGACAACAGTCTGTCCATCGCCATGGGCCGCGTCGACCTGATTGAGCAGTGGTGCCGCTCCGTGCGCGCCGAAGTCGAGCGCCGCCTTGTCGCTGGCAAGGACGTGCCGGGCTACAAGCTGGTCGAAGGCCGGCGCGGTAACCGCGCGTGGAAGAGCCCAGAGATTGCGCGAGAGGAACTGGCCAAGTTCCTCAAGCGCGATGAGATGATTGAGGAGAAGCTCATCTCGCCGGCAACGGCAGAAAAGCTCCTTAAAAAGAACCCCGACGGGTTAGAGGCCCTTGACAGCCTCACCGAACGCCCCGAGGGTAAGCTGTCGGTAGCACCTGACACCGACAAACGGCCTGCAAAGGCGCCTAACGCGACAGTCGATGATTTCGCTGATCGCTGAAACTGGAGACTACGAGTATGAAGATCCGTATTGATAATGTGCGACTGGCGTTCCCCGACCTGTTTGAGCCGAAGAGCTTCGGCGAAGGCAAGCCGGCCTACAGCGCCAAGTTCATCATTGATCCGAAGAGCCCCAACGTCAAAGTGATCGAGGACGCCATCAAGGCGGTCGCGAAGGAGAAGTGGGGCGAGAAGGCCGAGGGCGTGTTGGGCGTCATCAACGACGCCAAGAAGAGCGCGTGGACACGCGGCCCGTACCGCAACAGCAAGACGGGCGAGGTGTACGACGGCTTTGAAGGGCACTTCCACCTCAACGCCCGCACCGGCGGAGACAAGCCGGGCCCGAAGACGCTAGACCGCAACAAGCACGACGTGACGGCACGCGACGGGGTGTTCTACCCCGGCTGCTACGTTGACGCCGTGCTTGACGTATACGCGCAGGACCACCCGCAGTACGGCCGCCGCATCAACTGCGGTCTGCTGGCGGTGCGCTTTGTGTCTGATGGCGAGTCGTTCGGTGGCGGCGGTGGCGGCGTATCGGCGGATGACTTCGCCGATCTGCCGGCGCTCGACGACAATGACGACCTGTTCTGAGGAGGCGACCATGGCTGATTTGGGGCACAACAGCATCGCCTCCGAGCGTCTGAAGAGTTTTGTCGGACGCATCGAGACGCTGGAAGAGGAGCGCAAAGGCCTCGCCGACGATGTCAAGGACATCTACACTGAGGCTAAGTCTATCGGCTTCGACGTGAAGATCTTGCGCAAGCTGGTCGCGCTGCGTAAGCAAGACGTAGATGCCCGGCGCGAGGAGCAGGCGCTTCTCGAGCTGTACGCAAACGCCATTGGACTGGACTTGATCTAGACCGGGCGGGGAAGGCTGCGGCGGTTTGCCTTTAGCCGCCGCAGCCTTTTTGCAAAACTACGAAATTGGAAATTGATATGACCACCCTTTGGCTCGACCTCGAGACCTACTGCGAGACGCCAATTACGCACGGCACGTATCGCTACGCCGAGGGCGCCGAGGTGCTGCTGGTCGCCTACGCCTTCGATGACGAGCCTGTTGAGGTGCTCGACCTGACCGAGGGCGGCTCGCTCGACAACGTCCAGATGCTGATCGACAGCGCCGACCGCGTCGTCATACACAACAGCAATTTCGACCGCACTGTGCTGCGCTGCAACAACGTACACATCCCCCTGAGCAAGCTGGAAGACACGATGGCGCAGGCGCTGGCGCACAGCCTGCCTGCGTCACTGGGCGCGCTTTGCGATGTTTTGGACGTGCCGCAGGATAAAGCTAAAGACAAAGCCGGCAAGAAGCTGATACACCTGTTTACGAAGCCTCGGCCTCGCAACGTCAAGCTACGGAGAGCCACCCGTGAAACGCACCCCCAAGAGTGGGCCGCCTTCATCGAATACGCCCGACTCGATGTGGACGCGATGCGAGACGTATCTCGACGCCTCCCCGGATGGAATAATTCTCGAGGTGAACGTCGAGTTTGGGAACTCGACCAGTACATTAATGACCGTGGTATCGCCGTCGATGTTCGACTCGCCGAAGCTGCACTCCGAGCTTTTCAAAGAAGCGCGCGACATCTGGCTGAGCGAGCCGGACTTCTGACGAACGGCGCCGTGCCCTCGCTGACGCAGGGCGCGCGCTTCAAGGCGTACCTTGCGGCCAACGGCTACGACGCCGAGGATCTGACCAAGGGCAGCGTGTCGGCCGCGCTGAAGGGCGAGCTGACTGACCATGTCCGCGAGCTCCTCGAGATACGCCAGCAGGCCTCGGCCACGTCGCCGGCTAAGTACAAGGTGCTGATCAACGGCACGAGCAGCGACGGCCGCCTGCGTGGCACCCTGCAGTACTGCGGCGCGTCGCGCACCGGGCGCTGGGGCGGCCGCCTCTTCCAGCCGCAGAACCTGCCCCGGCCGACGCTGAAGCAAGAGCAGATCGACATGGGCATCGCGGCGATGAAGGCCGACGCCGAAGACCTGCTCTTCAGCAACGTGTCGGAGCTGTGCAGCAGCGCCGTGCGCGGCGCGCTGGTGGCAGAGGACGGCAAGAAACTGGTCATCGCCGACCTATCAAATATCGAAGGGCGCGTGCTGGCATGGCTCGCGAACGAGAAGTGGAAGATCGACGCGTTTGCCGACTTCGACAAGGGCATCGGCCACGACCCGTACAAGCTGGCCTACGCAAGGGCGTTTAACCTGCCTGTAGAGAAAATATCTAAGGATGACAGGCAGTTAGGCAAAGTGATGGAGCTGGCGCTGGGTTACCAAGGCGGTCTGGGCGCGTTCAACACGATGGCGTCGGCGTACGGCGTCAGCCTGCCCGACGAGCGCGTGCAGGAGCTCGTGACGGCGTGGCGCAAGGCGCACCCGGCGGTCAGGTCGTTCTGGTACGCGCTCGAGGGTGCCTGCAACGGCGCGCTTCTGGACGAGGGCAAGATCCACAAGGTGGGTCTGCTGAGCGCCATCTTTAAGGACACGTGGCTGCGCATCAAGCTGCCCGGCGGCCGGTGGCTCTGCTATCCGAACGCCGCTATGGAGAGCGGCCGCATCGTCTATGACGGTACGAACCAGTTCACTAAGAAGTGGGAGCGCATCGAGACGTACGGCGGCAAGATCTGCGAGAATATCGTGCAGGCCGTGGCGCGCGACGTGCTGGCCTCCGGGCTGCTGCGCGCCGAGACGGCCGGCTACCGCGTCTGCCTGCACGTACACGACGAGATCATCGCCGAGGTGCCGGACACTGACGAGTACAGCGCCGATGGCCTGTCGGCTATTATGTCGCACAATCCGGGCTGGACGCTGGGCCTGCCGCTCGCTGCGGCCGGCTTCGAAACGTACCGGTACAGGAAGGACTGAGCCATGTTCACGCAGCTCAACCCGACGATCCCGATGACAACGAGCAAGGGCGACGGCCTCGCCTTCGCCGTCATTGACTACGGCATCGAACACGACCTGCTCTGGGTCGTGGCGCTCGACGCCAGCGGCGAAGTCTGGTGCGTGCCGAACAACGAAGTTCGCATATCTGCTAACTGGAGCGCCGGCCGAAGGCTCGCGCCATGACGCCCGCAGGCAAGCTGCAGGACTATCTAAAGCGCGTCGTGAACCACAGCGGCGGCCAGTACCGCAAGGTGCGCTGGGAGGGTCGCAGCGGCTGCCCTGACTGCTACGTCTGGTGGGAGTGGCCGCGCGCCGCGTTCATCGAGGTAAAGGCGCCCGGCGACCGCTTCAGCAAGCTGCAGGAGCGCGAGGTTGCGCGCATGCGCGCCGCCGGCGTGCCTGTGTACACCGTGTCGAGCGTCGAGGACATCGACCGCGTCGTGGCCGAGGTGCGGCATGGCTGAGTTCAAGCCGCACGACTATCAGCGCCCGGCCATGCAGTGGCTGTACGACAAGCCGCGCTGCGCCCTGTGGATGCCCATGGGCGGCGGCAAGACGGTGACGACGCTGACGGCACTCGACAACCTGTCGCTGATTGAGGACGTGTACCCGGTGCTGGTGCTGGCGCCCCTGCGCGTCGCCAAGACGACGTGGCCCGACGAGGTCAAGAAGTGGCCGCACCTGTCGCACCTGCGCGTGTCGGTGATCTGCGGCAGCGCGGCCGAGCGTCAGGCGGCGCTTGACGTGCCTGCCGACATTTACACGATGAACTTCGACAACCTCGTCTGGCTCCGCGAGGCGCTGGGCGACCGCTGGCCGTTCAAGACGGTCGTCGCCGACGAGTTCACGCGCCTGAAGAGCTTCCGCCTGCGGCAGGGCAGCAAGCGCGCCGCGGCGCTGGGCAGCGTGGCGCACAGCAAGGTGACGCGCTTCATCGGCCTGACTGGCACGCCTTCGCCCAACGGCCTGCAGGATCTGTGGGGGCAGGTCTGGTTCATCGACAAGGGCGAGCGCCTTGGCCGAACGTACAGCGCCTTCAGCGACCGCTGGTTCGAGACGGGCTACGACGGCTTCAGCAAGAAGCCACGCCCGGAGGCGCAAGCCGAGATCGAGAGCCGCCTGCGCGACATCTGCTTGACCGTAGACGCCCTGCCGGTCGACGAGCCGATCCGCAACAGGCTGTACGTCGACCTGCCGCCCAAGGCGCGGCGCATGTACGACGATATGGAAAAGCACATGTTTGCCGAGTTGGAGGGCTCCGACATCGAGGCGGTCAGTGCGGCCGCCAAGACGATGAAGTGCTTGCAGCTGGCCAATGGTGCGGCGTATACCGACGACAGCGGCACGTGGGAGGCTGTGCACGATGCGAAACTCGAGGCTCTGGACAGCGTTATCGAGGAGGCTAACGGCGCGTCCGTCTTGGTGGCCTACCACTTCAAAAGTGACTTGGCCCGCCTACAGAAGCGCTACCCTCACGGTCGGGTGCTGGATGCTAAATCTAACGTCATCCGGGACTGGAACGCCGGCCGGGTGCCACTACTTTTCGCTCACCCTGCGTCGGCGGGGCACGGCCTTAACCTCGCCGAGGGCGGCAACATCCTCGCGTTCTTCTCACTGAGCTGGAACCTCGAGGAGCACATGCAGATCATTGAACGTATCGGGCCGATGCGGCAGAAGCAGGCCGGCCTGAACCGTCCGGTGTTCCTACACTTTATCATGGCGCGGAACACGGTCGACGCCATGATCCTCGAACGCCTGAGCAGCAAGAAGAGCGTGCAGGAGATCCTGCTCGAAGCAATGAAGGAGCGCAAGCGTGGCTAAATTGACCGGCGGCAGCGCCGACTACTACAAGGTGCGCGTCGAGCGGCCGACATCCGGCGGCGAGCCGTACACGGCCGAGTGCAACGACATCATCGAGGCGCTGCGGATGGAGTACGACGTGGCCAACGCCTTCAAGGCGGCGTGGCGCGTTGCTGCACTGCGGCAGGGCCGGGGCAAGCCGGGTCAGGACAGCGCGGTCTACGACGGCGAGAAGATCGTCTTCTTCGGCCAGCGGATCATTGAGAGGAGCAAGTGATGAGGAAGGTAGATCTCGAGGCGTGTCCTCACGACATGCCGTGGACTATGCCTTGCGGCTTTTGCGAGGACGAGGGGATTGACGTACCGCAAAAGGTGCTTGACGACGCCGAACGGCAAGACCGCCTTGAGCGTAAGGTTCCTCGCCGTACTTCCTAATGTCCTCGATGTATTTCGACATGTTGTCCACCCACTCTTGGTCGAATTGTTGGATGCGGGGATCCGACCCGAATGCCTCTTTGGCTTCTACTGGAGTGCGTTGAAACAAATACGCTTGTATTTGCGTAGGGGTGTAGCCCTTATCGGCAAGTTTTTGCATAGCGTTGTAGTAGCTGGAGAACATCAATTCGCGCGGTACGCCAAACTCCGTGCGCCCTTCGTAAAACCCGGATAGTGTTGCCGGGTAGTTAGGGTGCACAACGGGGACTGAGTTACGCCCGCTTGGCGTACCGGAAGGGGTGAGGCCCATTATGGCGCGGCCTGACGTACCTTCGGGGGCATACAGCAATTCTGGCACAGACAGAGCGACACGGTTTGAGCCGATGTCGGGGAAGCCTTTTTCGAGCGCCGATGCTTGGTCGAGCAATTTCTGAATGGCAGTACGCTGCGGCATCCTAACTTTCGAAATGTCGTTCAGTTGCGCTGCGGCGGCCATCGGGTCTTTTGCAAACCCGATGAAATTTTCAGCCGCGTCTCCCCCGAGGATACCTTTGACAGCCGTGTCAAAATCCAAAAGATCAGCCTCGCGGACACCGCCAGCGGCCAACTGCCTGCCGAGCAAATCCATCATCGAGGTAGACTGATCGAGGCCAGTAGCCCCCATCGTGGTGTAGATGCCAGCCACCGGCTTCCCGTACAGGTCTTCGCCGCTCTTTCGCATGGTTTCGAGTCCGCCGATAACGGCCGGAGAGCTCTTCCACGCCTCCAACCCGCCGAGGGCTTCGGCGATACGCGAATAGCCGGGGCCGCCCATCGACAAAGTCTCACCCACTTGGGCGCGATCATTAACACGTCGTAAAGCGGTGCCGGCAATTAGCTTGTCACCGATGAGAGGTATGCCGGAACCATACCTCTTGGCTATCTCCTCGGGCGATATTACGACCTCTGGGCGCATGTTCACAACATTGCGAACATCAGCGGTCACCCGATTGGCGGGGACGCTGCCCGACAAACCTGAGTACCCTTTGCTGCTTTGCGCCATAAACGGGCGACGGCCGACGATGGGTACGCGGTTGGCGATAGCGAACGACCCACCCAACCCCGCGCCTTGCGGAAACTGCACGTCGGCTAATTCTGGGTGCGGTGTGGCAACGGGTTCGACGGCTTGGTATTTAGGCGGGCGGGGGGCCTTAGCCGCCTTCTCCGGCGCAGCCTTCGCGACTTTCGCTGCGCCCTTCGTGGCCTTCGCCACTTTCTTCGCAGCCTTACCCGCACCGGGCAGCGGCAGCGCGGCGAGCGCCACGTTGGCCGCCGCCTCACCACGCTTGCCCTCGCGAGCGGCGAGGGCGGCCTCGTTGCCCACGAACGCGCCTCCCAGCGGCGTGAAGTCGGCCAGCGTTAGCATTTGCTCGGCGTTCCTGCGCCCGAAGCGCACCGCCAGTTTGTCCTTGAGCTGATCGCGCCACGATGGTTCGCGCGCCTCAAGGCGGTCACGACCGACGATGTCCGTCGGATCGAGCAGATCGGCGACATCCGCGCTGGGCGCGCTGTAGTCCACACTGAGCTTGCCCCCGCGCTGCAGGCGCTGCGGCGTCACGGCAAAGGGGAAGTCGGTGGAGCGCATCTGTTAGAACGCCCTCGGCGCAAAAACACGGCCGCCCTGCGCGAACGCCGCGGGCTCTTTGTCCTTCTCGTCGTATGCAGCCATCAGCTCTTCAAGGCTGGGCGCGGCAGCGCGTGCCGCCGGAGGGAGCGTGCGGTACGTGCGGATGAGCCGCTCCATCTCGGGATCGTTGGACTGCGGGATGTACTCAAGCTCGCTGACCTGCGGCTGGATCAGCGGCGGGTTGGCGACACGCACAGCGCGAGCGGTGGGCTCGGCGTACTTGTCGAACAGCTGCGCAGCCGCATCACGCAGATTAACTGCGCCCGGCACACGCTGGAAAGCGCGCTCAGCGCGGCCCAGCAACGAGCCTGCGCCGTAAGCCGCTTCACCCAGACGGCGAGGTGTCGCGAGGGTGGCGGCCAACGGCTCAGGGCTACCGGCAGCCATCGCCGCAGCGCCGCTCAGGGACGGCGTCAGACCGGCCGGCTCGCGGCCGGACATCGCCTGACCTGCAAGAATGTCCCCCAGACCGCGGCCCGCCTTCGTGCTCTCGAGCAACTCCAGCACGGTGCGGCCGCGCGGGCCTTTGCCCTGCGCAGTGCGGCGCAGCTTGTTGAGGGCTGTGTCGGCGCTCTTGGCACCAAGCGAGAGGCTGCTCTGCACGTCAGACAGCGTATCGCTGGCGATACGGTAGTCCTTCATCACATCGGCGTAGATAGGTGCCTTCGCCGTGATAACGCGATTGATTGAGTTGGCCACCTCTTGCGCGACTTTGTACTGCGGCGTGCCTCTCTGGTAGTTGTCGCGGATGTTGCCAACGGCGCGTTTCATCGCGTCGAAATCCTCAATCGTGGTGAGGCCCTTCTTGGAGAACTCGCCGACCTTTGCGTCAACCGCATCCCAGACATCTGCTGCAGACGAGATGTCGATGCCCTTGTGGCGACCGATGTTGCGCACGTCGTCAATAGCCGTCTGTACGTCGGCAAATTTAAGTTCCTCGGGGTTCCGCTTGAGGCGATCCATGCGGCGCGTGTAGTCGGCGCTGCGCTGCTGATACAGTTCAGTGATTGCCGCCTGCGCTTTGCCGAGGGGATCGACGGCAGCGCCTTCGCCGCGCATCTGCGCAAGGAACTCAGGAGATCCGCGGCGGCCGGCAGCAAAGGTCTGCTCGACGTCGCCCACAGTAACACCAGCGGCGCGCGCCGGGGCGCCGACGCCGATGCCTTTGGCCACTGCGCCTGCGCCCTTCGCGCCGACCTTGGCGAGTTTGGCGCTTGCCACAAGTGGATCGAGGATGGCGGCTGTCTTGCCAAAGCCCTCGACGGCCTGCGCAGCCTTGGCGAGGCGCGGCAGGCTGCCGATCTTTGCCGCAAGGTTAGCGCCCCCGGCCACGGTGCCCGCGCCAAGCGTGGCCACGCCGGCGACGTCAGCGAGGATCGACGCCGGATCTTGAGCGAGCGCCTTGTAGAAGCCCTGCTCGCTGCCGTAGCGGTTCTTGTAGTAGTCGGTGAGCGCCGTGACGGCGCTGTCGTCCTCGGACAGGCCGGTCGCGCCGGCCACGAGGTTGGCGATGCCTTCGAGCGTGTCGGGCAGATCGACGGTCAGCGCCTTGACCGTATTGGCCGCAAGATTGAGCGTGCTCGGGATCAGGTTGATCGCGCCTTCACCAAGCGCCTCGCCGAAGGTGAGGCCGTTCGGCTCAGATGTCTTGCCGACGGCGGTGAAGTAGCCGCGAGCCGCCTCGTCGGCGGGCGTGTAGTCGAAGACCGGGGCGCGTGCGCCCTTCATGCCTGCGATCTCGCGGCCGGTCTTGACGGCGTCGACGACGAACTTCTCGTCGGGCTGGCGACCGGTGGCGTTGTAGTATGCCGCGGCCATGCGCGCGGCATAATCCGTCGGGTCAAACGAGCCGTCCTTCTTGCTCTGCTCGGCGTAGGCGGCGAGCGCCTTCTCGTCGTCGGGGCGGAAGCGGTACGCCTTGATGTCCGGCGCGAACTGTTCGATGTTGTCGGTTCCAAGGGCCTCTGCGATGGCCTGTGGGTCCGTGTTTAGCGCCCCGGCGACAGAGAGACGACCTTTGATAAGATCGTCGACACCTTGCTGGAACACTTTGTCGCTGGCGCGCGGGTCTATCGCGCCTTCTTTGCTGTACAGCAGTTCGAGTTCGCGCTCGGTAACATTGCCGAGAGCGCCGCCAGTGGGGCTCTCTTCGCGCATCTTTTGGAGGTTGGTGAAGGCGCTGTTGGCTTGGATAGGCTTCAAGAGCGCCTCTACCGATGCCGCAGAAGAACCCGGAAACTGCGCAGCGGTATCGCGGCCAAAGCCGGTAGCGAAATAGGCCTCGCGACTGAGCCTTTTAGCTTCCGCAAGGTTGCGCAGTTCAACCAAAACAGCCTGTTGCGCTTTGGGCAAGTTCGCGAGCGGAGGCAGACCGCCGCTGAGCGCCTTCACCTTGGCCAGCGCGATCTCGGCCTGATCGGCCTCGCTTACCGCCTTGCGGGCGAACGCCTCTTCTTTCTTCACGGTGCTCGGCAGCGTGGCGCGCTTCTCGGCGGCAGTCGCACGCGCCGACTCAGCGGATGCTACCGACGACGCGGCGGATGCACCGCTCTGCGAGATGTCCGCAGAAAGTTTGCGCTCTTGGGGTGTCTCACCACGCGAAGTTGCGAGGTCGGAAGCCCACCAGTCTTGATCACGCGCCACGGGGGCCTCCTGTGTTAGCCACGTTTCTTCACGATAGTGCCTTGGTAGGGGCCCGACGGCACCTCATAAAACGCCCCAATGGGAACGGCGTCGTACTCTTCTTTAGTGCGCGGGTAGAGCACGGTGCCCTTCGCGGGTATCTCGCGCAACTTGCCGAATTGATCATAGCCGTAAGTTGGCGCGGTCTTACCAGCCGCCGCAGCAGCAGCCCTCGCCTGCGCCGCCTCGGCAGTTGCCGCAGCGCGCATTATCTGACCTGCGCCAGCGGCGTTGGACTGCAGCAGACGTAACTGCTCGGTGCCAGTCTGCATGCCTAACTTTTCGAGCAGCGACTCGCGCTCGCTTTCAGCCTCGCGCTTCGCGCCTGAGTATTTGCTCAGCAGCGTCCCGAGATTGCCCATGGTCTCGCCGAACGAGCCGGTGCGCGTTGGCTGGCCCAGAGCAGCCGCGATTGCAAAATACTTCTCGGCGTCAGACGGCCCCACGCGCTGCGTGCGAAGGCGCTGTTGAGCCGCATTCAGCAACCCCAAGTTCGCGCCAATCTGCTTCTCAACGGCGCTCTGCGCCTTGCTGAATGCACTCCGCGCGTCGGCCGATGTCAGGCCGGGCGCCATCAGCGCAGCAATGCTCTCGCCTGTCGGGAGGGCGCCGATATCTTCGTCTTCGTCCATCAGCCGCCCCCGAACAGTTTTTCAAAGCCCTTGACCGTTGCGAACGTCGATCCGAGCGAAGCCAGCAGCGACGGGCTCATCGCGCCCGGCACTTCCATGCCGACCTTGGTCGCGCCCTTCGGCACCGCAGGCGCAACGCCCTGCAGCGCGCCGATCATGCCCTTGACCTGCTCCTGCGGGTAAGCGAACTGCCGCTCAAAGTCGGCGGCGGCGAGGTCGAGGTTGCGCTGCGTCTGGCCCTGCTGCATGCCGCCGGCTTGCTGCAGTGCACCAACGCCCGTCAGGCCGAGTTGCTGCGCCGTCTGCGCCAAGCCGCCCTGCCGCGTCAGTTCGCCCTGCGCCGCCTGCTGCGCCTGACCGAAGCCGCGCTCCAGTGCCTGCGACTGCTGGGCCGAGATGCCCTCCATGGCGTCGCGGATGGCGCGGCCGGTCAACTCAGCCTGCCGCGTGCCGCCGAACTGGCCGGCGCGGATCATCTCGCCCTCGATGCCCGGCAGCACCTGCTCCTTGAGCGTGCGCGTGCCAAGTTGGCCGATGCGGTTGACGACGTTCTCCGTGTACGGGTTCATGAACTGCTGCGTGACATCGGCCGTGCTCTGCGAGGCCTGCTGCAGATACGGCTGGTACGCCTGCGCCGCCTGCGGCGTCTGCTCGAAGGCCTGCTGCTGCAGGGCCGTGAAGTCGGCGATGCGCGGGCCTTGGTACAGCGGGAAGGCGCGATTGGCGAGCGCCTGCTGATTGGACAGGATGTCCATCGCGTAGTTCGTGTACCAATCGGGCAGCACGGACTGTTCCATCGAGGAGACGGGCACAGCCTGCGGCGCTTTGCCTTCAGTCAGGAAGTCCAGAAACGACATTAAACGAGTCCCCCAGAGAGGTAGCGCTCGGGCCGCTTAGCATTAGCACTAAACTTGCCCTTGGCCAAGTTGCGGCCTTTGTGTTTGCGGATGTTGATACGGAACTCGTCGAGGCGCTCGTCACCCTTGTCGCGGGAGCCGTCGCCCAGCAGCGCCACGGTCTCGGCGTCAATGACGTACTCGCCGTCGCTGAGCAACGCCGGGATCTCGTCGCTGCGGCCGGAGCCGGGCCCCCTAACGGCGTAGCTCTCACGGCTCAGGCCGTCGCCGCCCATCTTGCCGCCCTTGGCGCGGGGCTGCGCACCCATGTCTTCGAAGATCATGGTGAGTGCCTGCCGCCCCTCGGGCGTGTTCAAGAAGGCCTCGATCTCGGCGTCCGACGCGCCCGGCATGGCTGCGCGCAGCATGTCGAGGCTACTGCTGAGCACCGAGGTCGTCGCGCCAACCGGGGCAGCGCCCGTGCTGAACACAGAGCCAACGCCCACGCGCGGTGCCGGTGCGGCCGCGGCGGCGAAGGCCGCGCGCTCAGCCGCTGTCTCGGGCACGTAGTTGAAGAACGAGCGCGCCGGGCCGTAGCCGTAGCGCGCGTAGTCGATGTCGCTGCGGTCGCGCTGGGTGAGGGCTGACGGCGCGAACTGGCCGCGCGGCGCCGGCAGTTGGGCGCGGAATACCGGCGCGAGCGAGTCGAGGCCGGTGCCAGTGCCGCCAGTGCCGCCGCGCTTGCCGCCGAGCAGCTTGCTCAGGGCGTCGAGGATGGCGAGGCCGCCGGTGACCTTTTTAATGGTGCTGTCGGGCTTTTTGACCGTAGGCGGCGCCTCAAACGGCGGAATCGTAGTCGGCGGAACCGTGAACGGTGCGTTGGGGAACGTGATCGTAGTTGGAGGATTTGGCGGTATTTTCTTGCCGGTGACAACCTGCTCAGGATCGGCGCTTTCGGCGTCAGCCGGCGGAGGTCCAACCCGTGGGACATTAACCTGCGGAATAACAGACGGATTAAACGGGTTGATAGGCAGCGTTGCGCCGGGGGGCGTGATGCGGATACGCTCGCCGGTGACAACTGACTCCGGTTCGTCGCTTTCGGCTTCAGCCACAGGAGACTCAA